CAAAAGTCCTGGAATATATTGCAGAACGTCTTGGCATTGACCAGAATGTTCTTAATAGCCCAGAAGAACAGCAAATGATTATGCAGCAAATGGCACAAGCACAACAACAAATGGAACAGCCACAAGAAATGAATGATGGTGGCGCCATGCAGGAGGCCATGCAATGAACGAAGTTGAAGGATGGGATTCTTTAGAGCCAGCTTTCGCTGAACCAATCAGAGCTGATGACTTGGATATCATGTATGGCCGAGTATTTAAATCAGAAGAAGGTCAAAAGGTTTTGCATCATTTAAGGCAAATCACTATTGAGCAACCATCCTGGAATCCAGGAGAGGATGCTTCATATGGCTATGTCAGAACAGGCATGGCCGAAATTGTAAGACTAATCGAAAAAAGGGTCGAGAGGAGTAACAATGGATAATCAACAAGCCGCACAGGAAGCCGTACAGGACGATGCACCGCTTCTAAACCCACAGGCAGCTGCCGAAGCACCAGAGGCCGTACAAGAGGCGCCTATGCCCTTGCATGACAATTCTGAGCCAGAGCAACAACAGTTCACAACTGATACTGAGGAAGACGCTCCGTTAGAGCGTCCTGATTACTATCCAGAGAAATTTTGGGATGAGGATGGGCCTGATGTTGAAAAGCTGGCTAAATCGTATTCGGAACTTGAAAAAGCATTTAAAGCCGGCAAGCATAAAGCCCCAGAAGGTGATTACGATGTTGCGGATTTGGTGGATCGCGGTCTTGATTCAGAAGACCCAGCTCTTGTTATCGCTCAAGATTGGGCTAAAGAAAACGGTGTATCCCAAGCTGCTTTCACTGATCTCGCCTCTCGCATCATGGAAATTAGTCAAGAAGCTAATGAAACTATGGAAGTAGATCGCCGGCAAGAAATGTCAAAGCTAGGTGAACGTGCATCTGAAAAAATTGAAATGGCAGAACGTCTATTGATGAAGGCGCCATTGAATGACGCAGAACGCAATGCTATGGCGTTTAGTTTGAATAATGCCGATGCAATCAATGCGTTCCTTAAATACCATTCATCTCTGACTAATGAAGGTATACCTGTAAATGCGGCAGTATCTTCACCAGAAATGAGTCGTACTGATCTTGAAGCTGCTATTGCTGATCCAAGATGGAAAACCGATGTAGCATTTAGAACAAAGATTGAAGAACAATGGATGAAGGCAAACAACTAGATATAGTTGCAAAACCTTTCATTTGTGTGTAAATATAGTATTCGGAGGTTAACCGCTTGCGGCCCTTCTATGTGGTGAACCCACTGGTGGGCATGACCATTTCATGCAAGCAAACCGCCCGACTACATCGGCCAACGGTATGCGGCAAGTTGAAACCTTAATAGGAGGATTCTGCTATGGCGCAGAGTGTAACCAATGCTTTTGTGACCCTCTTTGAAGCAGAGGTCAAACAAGCATACCAAGCCGAGGCTTTGCTGCGTGGTACAATGCGTACACGCACAGGCGTCCAGGGCAACACCGTCAAATTTCCGAAAATCGGTAAGGGCGTTGCTACTGTTCGTGTGCCTCAAACAGATGTAACCCCGCTGAATGTAACTTACAGCCAGGTTACTGCAACCATGAGCGACTATATTGCTGCGGAATACAGCGACATTTTCCACCAGTCTCATATCAATTTTGATGAGCGCCGTGAACTTGTCGAGGTAGTTTCAAAGTCAATCGCTCGGCGTATGGATCAGCTTTGTATTGATGCTCTCGATGCAGCTGCTTCACCATCAACCGTTGCCACAGGTATTGGTGGCGCGACTACTAACATGAACATCGAAAAGCTCCGTGCAGCTGCAAAGGCGCTGAATGAGAAAAACGTACCGGCTGAAGGACGTTATCTTCTTATGCACGCTTCACAGCTCGATGCTCTACTTGGTGAAACGGAAATCACCTCAAGCGATTTCGCAAGTGTCAAGGCCCTAGTTCGCGGCGAGATTAACTCGTTCATGGGCTTCCAGGTGTTGACAATGGGTGATCGTGATGAAGGTGGCCTTCCAAAACCATCAACTCGCACTTGCTTTGCTTGGCATCGTGATTCAATGGGCTATGCAGAATCAATGGCACAAAAGAGTGAGGTAAATTATGTCCCAGAAAAGACATCATTCCTCGTTTCTTCTATGTTCTCTGCCGGTGCTATTGCAATTGACGATGAAGGCATCGTTAAAATTTCTTGTACTGAATAAGGAGGATAAACGATGGCTTTTAGTTCAACAGGTTTTGCAACCATTGGAGCCGCAAAGCGAGGCAATGCCCCAGCTCTGTACTCCTATAGCACCACAGACACGATTGCTACTGTAAACACCGAAGGTTATTTCAACAGTTTGTCAGACAGCCTAGAAATAGGTGATTTGATTTATTGTGTAACTTCAACAGGTGGAACAGCCGTAGCAACTCTAGTGTATGTATTGTCAAATGCTGCTGGCGTTGTTGATGTCAATGATGGCACAACACTTGCCAACACAGATGGCGACTAACACGGACGGGGCAGCTTCGGCTGCCCCCTCTTAACAAGAGGAGAGTGGTATGGCAGCTGGCGATACAGGTTTATCAATTTGTTCTGATGCACTTATTATGCTGGGCGCCGCGCCCCTTTCTTCGTTTACGGAAGGCACTGACGCTGCCCAGGCTTGCGACAGACTTTACCCAGATTTAAGAGATGGCCTGTTATCAAGATATCCTTGGAGTTGGTCATATCAAAAGCAACAGCTGGCTAGATTATCATCCACCCCGACAAATGAATGGCAATACGCATATCAGCTTCCTGGCGATATGCTTTCTGGCGTTAGGGCGCTGTTTGCCAGTTCTGGCACTAATGAGCAGCCTTTGCGTTATGGATGGGAGATATACGGCGATCAGGTCTTTACGAACCTAGAAACTGTTTATATCGACTACCAGGCCACAGTCAATGAAAGCAAGATGCCAAACTATTTTGTGCATTTTCTCCGCACTGCGATGGCATCAGAGTTAGCTATGGTTATCACTGACCAGGTAAGCAAGGCAGATTATTTCAGAGCTTTGGCGTTTGGAACGCCAGGTGAGAATGGCCGTGGCGGTTTGTTCCGTGAAGCAATGAACGTGGATAGCCGTGGCCAGCCACCGCAAGTTATCGAGGATTATTCTCTTGTAGATGTAAGGGGCTGATATGGCGCGGATAATCCAGTTCCAAACAAACTTCAGCGTTGGAGAGCTTGATCCGTTACTCCGTGCCAGGACTGACCTAGAGCAATATCAAAATGGTTTAGAGACAGCCCAGAACGTCATTGTGCAGCCACAAGGCGGTGTTAAGCGTAGACCAGGCACAAAGTTTATCCATGACTTTGGCAGCACATTTACAGATTTCAAAATCATTCCGTTTGAGTATAGCGTCAATGACAGTTATAGCCTGGTCTTTGTAAACCAGCGCATCTATGTGTTCAAAGGCGGTGTGTTGCAAACAAACATCAATGGCAGTGGTAATGATTACATAACAGCCACAGCAATCACGGCAGCAATGCTAGATGAGCTGAATTATACCCAGGCTGTTGATACGCTCATTTTATGCCATGAAGATTTAGAAACACAGCGTCTAGTTCGTAACAGTGACACCAGCTGGACATTGGGCGCTTTGCCATTAAAGTTTGTTCCACAATATGCTTACAGTCTACAAGTTAATAATCCAGATTTTACGATTACACCTAGCGCTGTTTCTGGTAATATTACAATTACAGCGTCATCAATTACAACTGATAATGGCACGGCACAGGCCGGTTCATCTAATACAATCACATTAAAATCAGCTACTTCATATACAAGCGATGATGATTGTAATGGGTTTTCGATACATATAACCAGCGGTACTGGTTCTGGGCAGCAAAGACATATAATAGATTATGTTGCGTCAACAAAAGTTGCTACAGTTTTTCCGGCCTTTGATACAGCCCCAGACGCAACCAGCAACTATGAGGTAAAGGCGTGGGGCGAGAATAGTGTTGATGAATATATTAATGTTGCAAATGGTATTGGCCGAGCCAGAATCATAGAATATATAAGCAACACTGTTGTTAATGCTACTATTGAAATACCTTTTTTCAACACAACTGCTCTTGCATCCGGTGCTTGGGAGTTAGAGTTTGGTTATGAAGATACCTGGTCAAGCACAAGAGGTTGGCCACGATCAGCTGCGTTCCATGAAGGCCGGCTATATTTTGGTGGCAGCAAATCCAGACCCAACACAATCTGG